CAACCACTAAGGAACCTATAAAATGAGCAAACTATCTGAGTTACTTGCAGCAGCAAAAGCAAGAACATCTCCATCAACACCATCAACTCCCACTGTAATTGCAGAATCAATACAATCAATTGGTTCTACAGAGGGGAATCATCATTATGGAATCGGTAAGAATGGTGAATCAATTGAATACAATGCAGAACAGTGGGCATTTATCCAGCTTGTATTAGAAGGTAAGAGTTGCGTATTGATCGGTGCAGCAGGTACAGGAAAAACTACCAGTACACGTGGAGCAATAGAAACATTATTGCAAACCAAGCATATCCCACAAATTGATGCACCACACAAGCATCTACCAGCAGATACACCTGCAATTGTATTCATCTCCTATACAAGACGTGCAGTTATGAACTTGAGAAAGGCTGTACCATCTGAACTTGCATCTAATTGCATTACAATCCACAAACTGCTAGAATATGCTCCTGTATTCTATGAAGTATTTGATGAAGTGGCAGGAGAATACAAGAAAACAATGAAGTTTGAACCTTCAAGGAATAGGTACAATCCATTACCATCATCCATCAGAACCATCATCATTGATGAATCATCTATGGTATCAGTAGCATTGTATGCACAGATACTTGATGCACTAGGTGAGAATAGATTGAATGTACAATTCATCTTTCTTGGTGATATACAACAGCTACCTCCAGTATTTGGTTCTGCAATACTAGGATACAAAATGCTTTCCCTACCTGTAATTGAACTAACACAGGTATATAGGCAAGCATTAGAATCTCCAATTATCCGACTTGCCCATAGAATCTTGAGTGGTGTTCCTATTCCACTTGAAGAAATGGCATCATGGAATGTACCAGATAAATTGAAACTCCATCCATGGAAGAAAAAGATTTCCTCTGATTCTGCACTACTTACTGTAGCTGCTTTCTTCAAGCAATCATATGACAAAGGTGTCTATAACACAGAAGAAGATATGATCCTAATTCCATTCAATAAAGCATGTGGAACAGATGAATTAAATAAACACATTGCAAATCACATAGCAAGAAGGAAAGGATTAGTCACTTATGAAGTAATTGCAGGATACAACAAACACTATTTCAGTGAAGGTGATAAGATTCTATATGAAAAGGAGGATGCCATCCTTGTAGGAATCAAACGCAATCCTGTATATGCAGGTAAATGGCCTCAATCTGCATCCACTAAACTGGACTATTGGGGATGCTTACAAGAACTAGAAGATAAAGAACTGGAGCATCATGTATCTGTAGATGAAACTGAATCAGAAGATGATGTAGATAGAATGCTAGAACTAATGGGTTCTGATGTAGAAGATCGAGTAAGAGAAGCATCACACATTCTCACCATTAGATTGTTGGATAGTGATAGGGAACTAGAAGTAAAGACAGCATCAGAGATCAATAACCTAATTATGGCATATGCACTCACAGTACATAAATCCCAAGGCAGTGAATGGAAGCGTGTATTCTTGATTCTCCATCAATCACACAACACAATGATTCAAAGAGAACTACTCTATACTGGATGTACCAGAGCAAGAGAAGAACTATATGTAATTTGCGAACCTGATTCATTCACTAAAGGAATAAATGGACAAAGAATTAAAGGTAATACTCTCAAAGAAAAGAGTGAGTTCTTCAAAGGTAAAGTAGATGCAGGTGAAGAATCTCTGCTTTCAATCATTCAATAGTATACTAGGAGCTATACAAAATGCCACTCATGAAATCACAACCACAAACTGAACTATCACAAACAATGAATACACTAAATCATATCAAACCCTTGGAGAACAAAGAGTATCTAGCAATGAAAGATGCAATGGCAGAAGGAGCAAGTTGCAAAAGCTGCACAGATTTCAAGCAGCATCAATTCTTAGCAACTTGTATGCTGCACTCCAAGACAATAAGGCATTACAATATCTGTACAAGATATAAGAAAACAGGGGCTTGACATTGTAGAGGGTATGGGGTACAATCCTCATACTCTCACTACCAGAGAGCTTCTAGAAGCAATCGCAACAATCCATCCACTACAATGAAAGGTAATAAAGAATCATGAATGCACAAACTGAAGTTCAAACCACTGATGTACAAGCCAACTTCAACAATAAGGTTGATGTTAAAGATTTCAAATTCCACTTCAAGAAGGTTACTGATAAGGAATCTGGAATTGAAACCAAGCGCCCCACTGTTGAATTGAAACTTCCCATTCCCAGTGTAGAAGGTATCATTGCAATTCTTGAAGCAGGTGGAAAGCAACTTGAACTGTTGCTGACTGCTGTAGAAAACATCGTAGTAGATCAAGCTCGTTCCATGCTGTCTGATAATGAAGCAATGGCAGAACATGATTTCCCGATGGATCAATGTACGTGGGATGCAATTGCCAATATGCCAGAAGCTGAAAAGCGTGGCCGTGGTATTCCCAAAGAAGTATGGGCAGACTTTGTTGCAGATTACATTGCAGTTATGCCTGCAATCACTGGCAAGTCGGTTGAATCTGTTTCTCTTGCAGCTAAACTGTTTGCTGGTAAGTATCAGGCAATCAAGACCAACAAGCCTGTTATCCGCAAGCTGAAAGATCAACTGGCAATCTACTTCAACAACTCCAGCCAAGCTGAACAGTTTGTTGATTGTGTTAAGTTCCTTGATGAGAAGGCTGACACTTTGCTGAGTGCAGATGATACTGCTACTCTGCTTGCAGCACTGGACTAAGCATCACTTGATGTAGCTTGTATATCCCACACCTCTGAATCAATACATCGAAACAGAGGTGTGCAGTATGCAACCAACTGAAACAGCACCAAACAATACAGAAGCACTAAAGTACAGTAAGTACTTACCAATATGGAAGTCTCTCAAAGAGACTGGACATTGTAGGATAACTGCCCCTCCAATATACCATAAGAGAATCATAAAAGCAGTACGCAAAAGAAGGGACAAGGATGTATTCTTTCTCTATACTCTTGCAGAAAAGAACTACACACACAGAATGACATACACAATAACAGGTACTGTAATAGAATTCAAGTTGAAACAATATCTCTCAATCAATGGACTCTAATCACATGAGAATCTATCCAAAAGACATAGCTCCTATCCTGTTTGTAATGTTCCTAATAGCAGGCCTCACTACATACCCATTCCATACTATTGTAGTATTGGTATTTTTATATGGAATCTTCGGTAATGGAGGGAAGATGTAATGAACACACAAACTGATACCCAATTCAATACAATACAGTTGAAAGAAAAGATTGCAGCCCTGCAAAATGCAATCCTAACTGTACATCCCACACTTCCAATCATCCTCAAAGATATTCACACACTTTTAAAAAGTGATCCATCCAACATTACACTGCTGGATGAGGATGATATTTCCACCATTGTAAGTGGATTGAAAAAACAAACTGCAACTGAAATCACACAAGCAACACTGAAGAAATCCACCAAGAGCCTCAGCAAAGTATCTCTTGATGATCTATGATGCCATATAGAAACCATGGAAACTATACCAATAACTAAGTTCTGTTGTGATTGCCTACATCTAGTAGGAGTACGACACAACCTTACTGCAACAGAGAACTGGAAGTGTGCCCACCCTAACAATGTCAGGCTTACCACTAACAATCCAGTGACTGGACTTAAAATAACTGTATATAAAAATGAAATAATTCTTGATGTACGTTCTCCATATATGTGTGGCGATGAAGGAAAGTGGTTCGAGAAGTATGAAAAGCCTGAATACAGTACACCAATTCAATCAGAAAAACAAATTCACTCAGCACAGTCAGCACAGCCAACTGTAAAAGACAGATTAAAATCAATCAACGTAAGAAAAAATCTAACAGCGGATGATATATAATACAATGGATATCAGACTACAATCTCTCTCATACAGTTCCTTGCTCACACTCCATGCCTGTCCTAGAAAGTACCAACTCTATCGGATGAATGCTCGCGCACAAGAAGCAGAGGATAATGGGCAAAGTGTAACCTTTGCATTTGGTCATGTTGTAGGACTAGGAATCCAAGAGTACATCACACACCACTCAGTAGATGCTGCAATCTGGGCCATGTTCCTCAAGTGGGAACCATCACTACTAGAAGATAACATAAAGCAAGTTAAAAGTTTCTGGCTTGCTGTTGCAGCAGTACAGCGATTCATCTCCATGTGTTCAAATGGATTCATGGCTGAATGGGAACTATGCACATTCAATGGCGCACCTGCTGTAGAACTTTCCTTCATTGTAAAATGCCCCAATGGATTCACATACAAAGGATTTGTGGATGCAGTTCTACAAAATAAAATCACAAAAGAGGTAATGGTACTGGAAGTTAAAACCACTTCCGCTTACGCTGTTCAGGCAGCAGCATATAAGAACAGTGCACAAGCAATTGGATACAGTATTGTACTGGATGCTCTCTTTCCATCCCTCTCATCCTACACTGTGCAATACCTAGTATATAAAACAAAGAGCAGAGACTATGATGTAATGCAGTTTGAGAAATCATATCTCGATAGGGCACTGTGGATTAGAACCCTGCTCCTCGACATTGAAACAATTCAGATGTATGAAGCAGCAGATATATATCCAATGAGAGGACAGAGTTGTAATGATTTCTACCGAGAGTGTGAATACTTTGGACTCTGTACTCTCAGTCTGGACAAGATTACAGAACCACTCTCAGTAGAAGATACAGCATTGATTCAACTGAGGAATGATACAGAATTCCAGATCACACTCTCAATACAAGACCTCATTGAAGCACAACTACAGAAAGAATAATATGAAACTAACTGACAAAGCACCATCAACAACACATCGCGTCTTGATCTTTGGTGCTCCTAAAAGCGGGAAGTCACAGCTTGCATCATCGCTAGCTTCTCAATACAATCTCTTATGGTTTGATCTGGAGAATGGATATGGCACACTACTTAAGCTACCGAAAGATCAGCAGGAAAAGATCGAACTCATTTCCATACCAGATAGCAAGACTTTCCCCATTGCGATTGAGACGATGCTCAAAGTTGTCACAGGCAATGAGGTATCTATTTGTGAGGAGCATGGCAAGGTGTCTTGTCCTATCTGCACGAAAGATGGAAAGCCAGTATCAAAGGTCTGTCTTAAGGAACTAGGCCCAGATACTGTAGTTGTAATTGATTCCCTATCTCAACTTTCTAACAGCGCCATCGCCTTTATTACAAAAGGACAGCCGGATGATTACAAGATGGAGTTCTCAGATTGGGGAAATCTCCGCGCAATTGTGGAGAAGTTTCTATCACAGATTCAACAAGCCAGATATAATGTAGTCTGTATCTCTCACGAAGAAGAAGTAGAAATGGAAGATGGTCGCAAGAAGATTGTTCCTGTATGTGGATCATCCAAATCTTCCCGTAACACAGCAAAGTATTTCGATCATGTACTGTACTGTGAATTGAAGAACAAAAAGCATATCACTGCATCCTCCACTACATATGCAAATAATATTCTCACAGGTTCAAGAACAGATATTGTAATGGATCAAGATGTGAATCCAACCCTGCTTTCAATATTCAAGAAACAAACTGTACCAACATCAAGCAATACACAAAATACACAAGGACAGACAGCATTGAATTCCCTTAAAGCAGGACTCTCAACTGGAGGATTGAAGAAATGAAACTCATTATCACTATCACGGTTGAAGTGGAAGTATCTTCACAAGAAGAACTTGCAGCAATATATGATAACGCCCTCACAATTGAGGAAGCCGCATCAAAGCAGCAGGTGTGGTTTGAATCAGGAGCAGCAAATATCTTTGATGTTTTAGATGGCACTGAGAAAGTAGTGGTGACCTATGAGCCATAGCAATGTTATTGGTACACAAGTAGGAGGAGTAAAACATGATTCATCCAAACCAGAAATGTCTCTAATCTCCTCCCTTGCCCTCACCTACCTATCAGCAGTTCTCACATTTGGAGCTAAGAAATATGCACCAAACAACTGGAGGAAAGGATTGCCACTCTCCAAACTACTCTCTGCTTCAATGCGGCACATTGTAGCTATAAATGGAGGAGAGGATTATGATTCTGAATCTGGGCTTCCTCATGCAGCACATCTAATGTGTGAAGCAATGTTCATGTGTGAGCAACTCACAGCTTCTCCAATAGGAGGAATAGTAGGGGATGATCGCTACCATTACAATGAGAATCAAAAGGATTTGCTAGCCGCTCTGCTAGCAGGTGATGTAAAAGCAGTATCAGAGCAACTCAATGCAATACATTCGAATCAATCCATTCACAACAAACCACTTTAAAACTGAAAGGTAATACATTATGTCCCTCGATCTCGATAGCATTCTTGATTCTTCCATTGACGACTTGGCTGATCTGCCGGAGTTTGCAGTATTCCCCAACGGCGCCCACAAAGTTATCATCCAGTGGGAAAGCAAAGAAGTTAACAAACATCCCTGCATGGAATTGAAGATGAAGGCAGTGGAAACTGTTGAACTCTCCAATCCAGCAGAAGATAAGCCGCTGGTTACTGGTGCAGAATCCTCGGTGCTGTTCATGCTTGACAATGAGTTTGGACAAGGTAAGTTCAAGACCATCATCAAGGCACTGGCAGAAGCCACTGGCTCTAACAAGATCAGTGAAGCAGTTGAAGCATCCAATGGCATGGAAGTAACGGTGATTTGTAAGGTACGGCAGAACAAGGATAAGACACAATCTTATACCGATGTTACCAAGATCACAGTCTGATACACTGAACCTGTAATCTTTTAATCACATCCTCTTGTACAAAATACAGGGGGATGTAGTGAAAGGAGAACATCAATGAGTAATAGCAATGCAACAATCAAACTGCGTCCTTATCTATCCCCGCAGCAGATCAATTACATTCTTGATCTATGTTCCCAAGATCAAAGAGAAGCCACTGCGCACCTGAGAAAACAAATCACAGCATCATTGCAACTTGTAACTATGAAGCTGGAACTTGGACTCTCACAAGGATCATACACTTCAACGCCTCGTATCACAGTAGCAGAGAAGCTAGGCTTCAGTGAATCTGATCTAAGTCCAGCAGCTCGTAGGGAAGCAGCA